CTTTGTATTTCCATATAGTTGAGAAGTTCTTCATCAATAAGAAATCTAACGTTAAGATCTTCAAAGACTGGTTTATCCCCAGGAATTGGGATATTTTTTAAATAAGTTGGTTGCTCAGCAAATCCACATGATAGTCCTGGTATATTAACTTGATTACCCGTGAATGATATGTATGGAGCTCTGGCAATTGTAAAATTAAATCCAACACCAGAAAGATAGTTTCTGTTTTTAAGTTGTTGATTATCTACACTTCTGGCGGGAGTAATTGACATCTTTTTTTGAACTATTTAGAAAAAAACCACCCCCCCTTTTGGAGGTGGTTGAGATATTATCGCTAATGATTTCAAAAAGCGTAACGAACTTTCAGTTCACCACCCATATCAAATACTTTGGAAAGGCCGCCATACTCGCCAGTCACTTTGGCGTTTACAAAAACGTTCTTAGCAACTTTGTGTCAAGTTTATTAATGTTCGCGAAGGCAAAAAAAGAGGGTCCGTGTGGACCCTCTGATAAATCTTTGTGATTTAGATCACATGAGATTCTTAACAGATACGCGACGATAGTAGCGGTTTGCGTTGACCAGAAGTCTGCCTGAACCCTGAGTGGTTCCTTCCGCAAATGGGTTAGCAACAATACCGTAGCGGGTCTTGAAGCCAATCTTTGGTTGGAAGGAGTTCTCACCAACGGCACGAACCATTTGGAGAGGAACATATGGGCAATAGAACAGACCAGCGTCATAAGGAGAAGTACCCTTATAACCAACAACGTAGTACTGGTTAGCAGCAACGTTTGCTGAATATGGGTCAATGTAGACGCGATACTTACCGTTCAGAGTACCAGCAAAAGTATTGCCAGTGTCATCAACGTTCAGATTAGCGTTGAGTGCAGGGGTGTAATCGAGAACCCCTGCCATGGTGAGTGCAGAAGCAACGTCAGCAGAACAAAGGATGACGTTACCCTTCCCTCTACGAGTTCTTTGTGCAATTGCGTTAGCATCACGCTCGATTTGGAAGATCAGACCCTTGAACTTCTCAACTGACCAACGACCGTTGGAGTCGATGTCTAGGTCAAACTGACCAGCGGTAGCGGTGTTTACAGCAGCACCTTGCTCAGCAACCTTGTAGATGGTTCTGATGATTTCGCGGTTGATCTCAGCAAGAATCTCGGTTGAGAGAATATTTGCAAGTTCAGCCTCAGCATTCAGACCATGAATTGCTTTCAGGTCCTGAGCGAGTTCAAGTGAGTACTCAGCTTTCAGTGCTCTTGACTTAGCGGTAACAGTGACTTTCTCGATTGAGAATGCCATCTGGTTGAACGCATCATTACCTGTATTCAGGTTTTCTGCGTCACCCGTTGCCATGCCCTGACCTACATCATATCCTGTGGAAGATGCAGTTGAAACAGGGTTGAGAACTGATGGGTTGTTACCTGACTGAGCAGTAGTACCCATACCAGCAGCGACGTCGCTGAAACCAGCGGTCTCATCGAATCCTGCATCCTGACCAGAGAATGCGGAATCTGCCTCATCGAAAAATGCCTCAGTACCAGACTGAGTATTGTAGCGTGAGCGCATTGCGAAGATAAGTCCAGTAGGACCACTCATTGGTTGAACACCAGCCAGATCATAAGCGATCAGGTTTGGCATTGAACGTCTGATGAGTGAAATCAGAACTGGGTCAAAACCTGCAACTGGACCAGTTGCGGTTGCACTGCCACCAAAACCGCCAGAAGCGCCAGCGGCGTTAGCGGCGTTGGTAGGAACAGCTTCTGCTAAGTATCCAGAACCTGTTTCGAAAACATGTTGCTCTTTTAAAAATTTTTCTTGGTTTTCCAGCAGGACAGCGGTGACTGCTCTTCTATGCGAATCTTTGATTTGGTCAAGACCTTGATAGTCTAGAAGAGGTGCCCACTTTTCCTGCAACTGTTCGGAATGGAACATTTGCGTGTCTCCTAAATGTTTAGTTTGTTAATGTTAAATTCAGACTTTTTTAGCAACTGTTGAAAGCACTTTCAGGTATGAATTCATATCAGTAGAGTAAATAATCTCTGCTGGTACTGACTCAACACCCTCAGACAATGTTTCAGTCTTTGCTGTTGCCGAAGGCACTGTTCTGGTTGGGAAATATGACTCCCTCAGTGTCTTCATTTTCTCACGATATGCAGTTTCACTTTCAAACTCTACACTTTCAGCAAGTGAGGCGAGCTTCTCTTTCTGAGTGTCTGCGAGACCCTCAGAAATTGCTTCAAAGATTCCATCAGCAACCGCCTCTGCGAGACGCTTGTTGAGTGAGATGTTCTTTTGGATTTGCTCGTTGAGTTTTGTTTCCATCTCATCAAGTTTGTCTACCATATTATGAAGTACATCATATTTTTCCTCAGGGATTGTTACATAATGTTCTTCAAAAAGACCCTTCATTCCAGCAAGGAATGATTCGGTCATCTCAGATTTAATGCCATTTTCAATGGCAAGTTGATTCTCAGATACCCATTCATCGGAAACGTATTCCAGATAGGAATCAACACGTTCGATGAGGGTATCCTTCATCGCTTCAACTTCTTCGATAAGTTGTCTCTCATATCTTGCTTCAAGAGCTTCTCTGATTTCAACAACTTTTGATCTCAGAGCAGCTTCGAAAATTGTTTTTGCTTTCTCTCTGAACTCCTCGGAGAGTTCTTCACCACCAAGAAGAGCGTTAACATCTTCCTCGACATTAACTTCATCGCTGATCTCGATTTCTTCTTCGACCAGATCTTCATCTACTTCTTCTTCAACAACTTCATCAACAATTTCTGGCGATTCTTCAATAACCTCTTCCTCATCTACCTCAGATTCTTCTTTGTTCATCTTTGGCATTGGGTCAGCAGGTTTTGCGCCCTTGTTTACGATGTCTTTGACGGTTTTGAGTGAAGGTTCTCTCAATTTTGCAGAATCATCATCTGGTTTATAATTCTCAGGTGTTGGACCGCCGAGATCTTCGATGCTACCTAACTGAGAACCATCATTTTGCAGTTTTGGCATGGAATCACCAGCTTTCGCGCCAGCATTTACTGATGTTTTTGATTGCTTGCCCACTGCTGTCTCCATCTCTTGTAAGTTACCACCAGACATTTGAAACTCTCCGATTTACCTGTTTATAACTATATTTATTTATAAATTAAAGATTTGCGAGAAAATCGTTGAAAAGATCCAACTTTTTCTCATCTAATTGTTTTTGTGCAACCAAGGTATTTATTGTGTTTTTCATTGATACCATTCTCTTTTCGCGGAGAATGCCACCATCCCAAACCCATTCTTTACCTTCCATAATGCCTTCAATAAAAGCATCTGGGGCAGATGGATCTGCAACAATATCTGCTGCTGTTGCTAACATAAAGTCATCAGAAACAATATTAACTCCCTCTCTATTGACAGAAAGAGAACCAATTCCTCGGGAAGAAACACCAAGTTTTACTCCTTCCGAAAGAAGTGACTCTGCAATTTTTCCCATTGGAGTTAATAAAATTTTTGCCTTACCAATATAATTACTTCCACTTTCTCTAAGGGAAACAATTTTATGAGAAACTCTATCTAGATTAACAGTTGGTCCATCTGGATGACCAAGTTCACCAAGAGCTCTTCCTTTTTCGATATAAGTTTCGTTGTATCTACCAACTTCACGGCGGAGCGTTTCCATTGGATACATACGTCCATTACGGTTTTTAATATCACCCTGAAGGAATACACCTTCTATGTAAAGTGATTTTTTACCGTTACGGGATTCTACGATAACTTCTACGTTTTCGATTTCTTCTCTGATGAGTTTCATTTTAGGCTTGTCCTGAAATTTGAACTTGGTGAATGTAAAGAACTCCTGTTCCAGAAGCAGTTCTTGCTGCTACTTTAATGGACTTTCTTGCAACGCAATCTTTATCAGTAAACGCCGCAGTAACAGCACTTGAATCGTGATCAACAGTAATTCTTGTTGAATAAAACCCACCAACATTAGAAGTAGTATTCACCGAAATTACACCTTTATGTGTAAAATTAAAATCACTCTGAGTTCCACCAGTTAAAGATAAGTAATCTCCAACATCAAATGGTGATCCAGTTCCCTCAGGAAAATGTAAAATAGTTGTTGCACCAGTAGTAATACCAACAACTCTTTGAGAAGCTGGTGACAGTGCCAGAGTTTCAGAAGATCCTGCTGGAATAAAAAAGTCAATAACATCTGCTGTTGGTTCAGTTCCAATTGCAACGTTTGCACCAGAAGTTACAGCAGTTAATCTGAGAGTATCAGATTGAACGGAAATTGCGGTAGACTTTGCGCTTGTTACTGTTATTGCAAATGATGTGCCAATACCTACTGGTTTAAGTGTCATTATTCTTTGTACTCAACTATATCTATTTATCCTTCTGTGTCTTCTGCATCAAACTCAAACATTTTAGTGGCAACCTCTGGTTTGAGTGCTTCGATTTTATCTGCGCTCTTTGCAAATAAAACGTCCTTAATGTAGTCACTAATTTGTGATGGACTTTCGTCCGCAATAATTAAATTCATTAAATCATCCATTGTGTTGCTCTAAGTTTTCGTTTTTATTTATATCTCGCCACCTTTCGGCATTTCAACTTGCTTTCCGCTGGCTTCTGTTGCAGAACCATCCATTTCTGGTTCCACCACAGGTGCTCCAAGATCTCCAAGTGGAGCACCTGTTGCAGGATCAACTGGTGCATTAGGATCTGGAAGAATACCATCTTTGATTTCTTTCTTAATTAATTGATCCTGCTCAATAATTTGTTGATCAGTTTGTCTGAGAATTTGACGGCGAACATAATCTTTGGAATAATATTTGCCGACATATGGTTCAGCAGTTGCGACAAGATTAAGTCTCTCAGTCATCAACTCTGCTTCTTTTAGTTCAGCAAAATGATTATCATATAAGAAGTCATATTGTACATGTTCTTGCATCAAATCCCAATCTTCGGGAGTTACAATATTTTTTAAGATTAGTTGAGTTTTCAGCATGTCATTAAACATTGTAGAAAACCTTTTTCTTAGTCTTCCAACAAACTTACTAAACTTGACTTCATCTCTTAAAATTTCTGATGATCGACCAAGATTAAATCCACCTTCTCCACCAATTCTAGATGTGGGAACATTCAATGATCTATAAAGTTTTTCTTGAAAATACTTAATATCGGTAATTTCTCCAAGATTTTGACCACCAGGAAGAGTTGAAATTTCTGTTCCTCTACCACCTTCACGACGAGGAAGCCAAAAGTCTTCCATCATACTCATGAACTTTTTGTCGTCACGCATTTCTCCTGTATTCGCATCATAAACAAGTTTATTGCGATAACGCATCATAACATCACGAAGATATTGTTCTGCTTTAATTTTAGGAAGATTGCCAACGTCAATATAGAAAATACGACGTTCTGGTGCTCTTGATAATCTATAAATGACCAAAGAATCTTCAATCATTCTAAGTTGATTGAGTGCTTTAATGGCTTTATGTAAGTAAGAAAGAACCAAACCTTTATTTCTATCTACAAGTCCAGACGTGCAATATGTAATTGAATCTTTTGTAATAGTAATATTTTTTTGTGGTCCATTGTAAAGAGTATTGCTAACAGAAGCAATTGAATCTGGTGTATAAATGAAAAATTCATCAATATCAGGAAACTCATATTTTAAAGGAGAATCTGGATGACTTGCCATCAAAATAGGAGTATTTGATTGAACAGTAGCATTCTTCTTTAATTTTCTTACATAACGCATTTTCATTGCGTCAATGTATCTGAATTCTTTAATTCCTTCCTGAGGGTTTTTTAAATCAATAACTTTATGATAAAAAAGTTTACCATCGACATACCAGTTTCGATAGATTTCATGCGCCTTTCTATCAAAATCTAAAAGTTCTAGAATATATTTAAATTCTTCTCTGATTTTTCTTTTTATGCCATCACTAGCGTTCAAATTTGATAATTCTATTTGAACAGGACTATCATTTGTATCTGATACGATTGCTTCATTTACGATATCTTCAATAGCACTATCGACTTCTGGATGGAGCGCCATTTCGCGGTATCTTCTTAGAAGATCATTCTCATTTTTATAAACTCCTTCAAGATCTAAGTAAGAACCATAAAATCCAGCTCCCGATGTCGCATAATAGTCAACCCCGTCCGCATCATTTTGCGGAACGGGGGACTGTATATTTTTGGATGACTTGTTATCATCCTCAATTGAAAAGCCAAATAATCTAGCCATTTATAGAACCGAACAGTATTCTTACTGCTCTATTTATCCAATTAGATCAGGCGACCACATCATTAGCAAGATCAGTTGGTGTTCCTGCTGTCCAGTACTGAACTTGGAACTCAACTGTGAACTCTTCGATTGTATCACCAGTATCGTAGGAAAGATCAATCTGTGATACGTTGGTTGGGAAGATATCGTAGAAGCGATATGATCTCAGTTTTGGAGAAGCAACGTTTCCACCAGCGCCAGCAGCATCCGAACTATCAGTGGTGGTTGAGAATCTTCCAGCGTTGTAACCACGACCCAATTGATAAACATATGCATCAGTCATGTATGAAGATGGATTTGTTGCACCAGAAGCGTTGTCAAGTTTGCTGATTGCATTCATCCATGCTTCAAACTGAGTTCTGAGAAGGAAATCTTCATCATTGATAACTGTAACGGTCCAAGTATCAAAAGTACGATCTCCTGCAACTTTCAGAATACGACCTCTGAAAGGAACATCGATAGGAGCAATGTTTGATGCTGGGAGAGCAGCTGCTTTGCAAAGAAATTTAAATGTTTCTTGTTCATTCGATCCCCAGGTTGCACCATTTTCAGAACGGACGGCCGCGGTGGGGAAAGTAGGGATGTCAACTTCGAATAAATTAGGACGAGCGCCACCCCCTTGAAGTTTTGATTTGAAGTTTGAGATTGTTCTGAGAGCCATTTTTAGGTTCCTCCGTAGTTGGTTTTATTTGTTAATTGTCTCAGACGCGACCAGCGACTTCATTGAAGCTGACGCCAGTTCTTGTTGCTATGAAAGTCAATTCAACGAAGTTGATAGACTTGGTTGGCTTCAAGAAAATGTCTGCACGGAACTCATTATTGTCAATGATGTCGGGGGTGTTATTCGTCTCATCACAAATAACCAGGAAATCAAAAAGACCTCTCTTCGATTGAATATCTCTGAGGAATGGTTCGACAATGTTGACGAAGTTTGCTCTTGTGATTTCATCGTTGAATTCAAAGAGTTGAGCATCTGCTGCTCTTTGAAGTGCTTCCTCAACATAGAGGAACAGGCGACGAACGTTAATTCTATCAAATGCTGATGCATAACCTAGACCAGTCTTATCACCAAAAAGTAGAACTCCAATACCTGGTTTGTTCAGAACTGGGTTAATTCTTCTTGGATACAGAAGATCTCTTTGTGCCTTAGTTGGGTTGTATGCAAGTTTAACCGCATTCAACAGAACTCCTCTTTGTTGACCAGCAGGCGAGAACCATGGGAATGAATCTCTTGTGGTTCTTGCCATCAATCCAGCGATGTCACCATTACATGGAATGTAACGGAACTCATCATTGAATCTGTCATACATGTACTTGTATCCAGAATCAAAGACTGCGTATGAAGAAGATGTAATTGCAGAGAAGAAGTCAATTACATTATCAGTTTGTGTATCTGTATCTGTAATATTAACAACAGATGTTCTATATGGCGAGATAACTGCAATACAATCTTTTCTAGTATCAGCAACCGCAATTAGTTTATTTGCTTTTGCCTGGGATTCCTCTTTTGTTCCAAGTCCAGGACCCATGATAAGGAAGTCAATATCAACTTCACTATCATCGAGGAACTTATCATAAGCAGTTGAAAGTTTTCCGAGAGTTGCAGTTAATGCTCCTGTCGAAGTTAGACTTTCTGTACCTGAGTAGTTCTTACCACCCACGAGTGAATAAGTAACGTTTCCTACTGAGGAGAATGTAATGCTTTGTGCGTTTTGACCCCAAGTTCCAGCAGCTACTGTATATGGAGTAAAGTTGGTGGAGAATCCTGTTGCAGCAGGGATAGTTCCGTGGAATGCGTCAACTGCACTTGAAGGGTTGTTTCCTGCAAAGACGTATGCAGAATTTTCTGCAAGATAGTTCTTGTAGTAAGTTCTTTGTGGAGAATTTACGCTAGAAATAGCATCTTTTGCTTTTGATAAGAAGAGGTGCTTTTCAAGAAGTGTTGCTTGGTTTCCTGTGATGGAACCATTATCGTCTACAACGACAACGTGAACCGCATCGTTCTTTCCGTTTCTATCTAATGAGTATGCGTTTGATACTGGTTTTGGCGCAATCGTTTTCCAGTAAACTGTTGCATTAGAAAGACCAAGAGTTTGTTGATCATACCAATCAACCGCAGTTTGAACTGAAAGAACTCCAACTCCCTTTCCAGTTCCCCCATCAGTTCCAACACCTGATGAATTCATAAATGTAAGAGTTTTTCCAACAACATATGCGGAAGTTTCATTTCCTTCTGCATAAGTAATTTGAGTTTCTGTTCCTGCGGTAGAAACTCTACTTATAATCTTAATATCAATTGTGCTATTGCTATTGGTCGAATCAGTAGATACACCAGTAACAATTGCTTTTACATATCCGCTGAACACACTGGTTGAACCACCACCAGCCAATACAGTTGAAATTCCAACAGTAACACCAAAACCAATTCTTGCACCAATTGCGCCCAAATTGGTTGTTGCAATACCAACTCTTTGATCTGCAAGATCGTCAATCTGACAAACTTTTAGACCATTTGCCCAAGAACCTGGATCCTTAGCAGCATATACGAAGTTAGTGGCTTCTGAATAATTTTCAGAGTAATCATCGTAACTCTTGATTTTCAGAGTAGTTGTAGATGCGATACCAACGCCAGCATTTGCGTTTTTGAGATCGTCATCGTCTGTACGAACGACTCTCAGATTGCCACCATACGCAAGATATGATGATGCACTCATCCAATATTCGTAGTGTGAATCCGTGCTGTATGGTTCACCAAAAGTATTGAGAAGATCTGCTTCGTTTTCGATAAGAGTAGGAACCTCTATTGAACCTCTCTCAAAAGGAGCTGCAATACCACCAGTAGTAGGATTTACATTATCAGCTCTCCCTACTGTTAAATCAACCTCTCTAATTCTTACACCAGGAGACAATTGTGGAGTAGCCATTCGTTTTTTCTCCGAAACCTTAAAATTAACTAAAACTATTTATTATTTCCTTTTTTTCACAGGGGAAATCCTGGGTGAACACTACCAATCTGGATATTCCCATTCAATGTTTAGTTTTTTCTTAGGTCTCTTTAATTTTTTTCTAGATTTTGTGACTCTTTCAACTGTACACAACTTACATTCATAAGAATAAGAAGAAGCAACTGCACCTCTGTCTTTATGAGTTCTATAAAATCCATCTGTTAAACTTTTAATTTCTCCACATATTCTACACTTTCGTTCATTAAGTAATAGATGCCCAAATTTAAATTGATCATCTAATTCTAATTCTAGTTCCATTTACATGTACTCCCACATATAAGAACGGTCACCATACTCATCACTATACCATCTATCACCATCCGCATCAACAAATGTTGTATTACTATCTAGACCGTCAGAAATAAATCCAAATGGTGCCATGTCTTGTTCAATTTGATTTTTCTGCTCATCATAAAGTCTTTTTCTCACATCCTGATCAGTAAGTTCTTTAAAATAATCCTGAGCAACTAACCAAGAATAGATTACCAGACACATTGCTAAGTCGTCATTACATCCTTCTTCTGCTTCAAATGAATTATTCTTTTGAATAAATGTTGTAAGTTCAGAAATAATATCATAGTCATTGATAAAAAGTTTGTCCTCTTCAATCATTGTTTTGAGATTAAGAGAACCGATCTTTTTAACTGTCTTTGACATTTTCACACCAAGTTGAGTTTTCTTTCCTGAAAATCCTTGTCCGACTATTTGACCCGCTCTTCCTCTCATAGAACACATGAGAAGATTTTGATATTCCAAATCATATTGAAGAATCGATGCAACCTGATCACCAACATCGTTTACCTCACATAAAATAAAAGCGTTGTTATAACTTTTTGCTATCTCATAAATTACCGATGGAAAAAGCATCGGTTTAATTTCATTATCTCTATATTTCGCTACTACCTTATGAGGAAATGTTGTAATGTCAATAACTACAAAAGCAGAATAATCATTACCAACTCCTCTTGCAACGTCAACCGTTACAATGTAATCATTCTCTTTTACCGGTTCATGATATACATCCAACCCAGCATTTTTCTTGATGGGGTTTTCATATACAAGAGATCGTAGCTTACTTGGAGCAATAAGAGTATCGACAGATCCAAGGAATTCGCACTCAAACTCAACTTTAAATTGAGATTCGGAAGTGTTTGCAATTGTTTGTCTTTTCCACTCAGAGTCTCTTCCAGGAACTTCTGTCCAATGAACTTCTGTTGGAATATATTCATTATCACCCCGTTCTGCGTCATGCCACATGCGGTAGAAATGATTCATACCGTGTGGTGTTGAAACGACTATGACTTTTGTGCTTTTACCAGAAGAAATAGTAGGATAAACAGATGCAAAGAATTGGTCTGCAATATGGTTTGGAATAAACGCGAATTCGTCGAGGAAGATGACATTGTACGAACCGCCTCGGACAGTACTTGCAGATGTAGAAGCTGCCAATATCTTACTGCCATTTTCAAGCTCTAAACTACCTTTGTTCCAGGATATGATACCTTGCTGCAACCATTTTGGTAGGTTTTCATAAGCAAGTTGTAATCTTTGAAGGAGATCTCTTGCTGTTGATGCTTTGTTTGCAAGAATTGCAATATTTACATTATCATTGAAAACCGCATAATGAAGTAAGTATGAAACAACAGTGGTAGATTTACCAGTCTGTCTTGGCATCTTACAAATATTAAATCGATGATTATGGAAGTTTCGGATTAGATTCTCTTGGAATGGATACATTCCAAAAGGAATCAAACCTTCATCGAGAGAAACGATCTTTACATAATTTTTTGCAAAATAAACTGGATCATCATTGCACTTAATAAATTCCTCAATCTGACTACCAGTGAACTCAATTGGAGTGTTAGCCTTTTTGAGGTTTGGATTACCAAGATATACACCTTCAACCATTTAACTACTCCTATATTTTCACAGAATCATCTTTATTTTTATTTGTCTTGTTTGTTTTACTTTTTATTTTAAAAGCCGTATCGCCAAGAAATGATCCAACAGCAAGAATGAGAACCTTAGAATATGCATCTCTGCTTGTGCTTTCTAATTCTACTTGACCCTCTGGAAGCATCACTATTTATTCCACCAGAGTTCCTCTTTGTCGTCTAATAGTGTTTAACATCTCAAAGTCTTTTACTTTTTTGTCTCCCTTATACGACCAGGCATAACCGGAAACTATCATCTGCTCATTCAGTGATGTTGGTTTATTATTGATAAACAAATGTCCCAGAATTCTACCATACTTCTCTGTGCTGTCTGGAAGTTCGGTCTTAATGAGAATATCTTTTGCACCCTCAACTTTCTTCTTCAACCACTCTTTTGATTCAAGTCCAAGTTTCTTTTCGTATGCGTCCGTAGTGCGTGATTCAGGCGTATCAACACCAGCAAGACGAATTCGCTTAGTAAGGGAAATATCAAAACCCAAATCAATATCCGCATCTATCGTATCACCATCGACTACCTTATGAATCTCACGGATTCTGTAAATGTACGGGTCTCTGTCTGCCATTAGAATAACTTAATACTCCCAGTATTTATCAATCAAGAATAGAGTTTCTCCACTCTTCACTCATATTCACCATAATTGATTCTGCTGCTTCTGGTGTTTCTGCATATCCTTCATCAAGAAGGTGTGAGAGGATGATGTCGTATAAATCTACTTGTTCTTCTTTTAGTTTTGATTGTGCTTCCTTTTCTGCTCTGTAACTATCTGGTTGTCCAGTTTTCTTTGCTTTTGCAGCAGCAGTTTTTCTTTTTGAAAACTCGGCACCTACTTTTGCCATTTTTGGATCTCTATAACCGTGAGGGTCTTCTGGAGTTCCCATTCCCATACCACCTCCCTTGGAGAGTTTTTTAATATAATCTTTTTTTCCAAATTTTGGTTCTTGATAACCTTCATCAAGTTGCTGATTTTCAACAACTTCCATATATGCTTCTTGAAGATTGTGATAGTCTTGTGCGTCCATTTTTACAAATAATTTTTAGTTATTTATTAAAATGGGAGTCTGAACTCTTTGGTATTGAGTTTCGGAATAGGAAGTTTCTCAAATGCTTTATTGACTCTTTTTTGAAGATCCTTTAAGTCTTCATTGGTAATATTCATTGATGATATCCAGAATTCGATTTAATACTTCGTTCGCCCCCCTTTTCTTTTCCTCAGAAAAGTTTTTAAAAATATCAGAATTTTCATAAAGTAATTTTTTTAAACCATAAACTTTATGAAGCATATCTATTCGGGTCAACATGCCTCTTGACATAATTTTAATCTCATGGAATAATATCTATCGCATTAATCTTCTGGAAAATTTTTTTCAAGATCTTTATTTCTTTGTTGCCAAGTGATTCCACCATCTATACCTCTACATGGATTGATACAAGCGTCATCACCTAAATTATTACAAACAAGTCCAGCAAGATCTAATTCATTTCCCCGTTTACCAGTTCCAGACCAATAATGTTCACCATTTAACCAAATAGCACCACATTTGAGGCATTCTTTTCTTTCTAATGAAAGATCAGACAGTTCTTTTTCAATGTTCATTTAAATGTTCCTCTATTTCTTTTTTCAATGATGTTCTTGGTAGATTCAATTCCTTTTCGAGATTTCTCTTCATGAAAAACATTTGAATCTCAATCCAAGTGTATCTAATGTTTAGATCCACATATGAAAAAAGGCGTATAGTGCTTTCGTAACCACCATATGCAAAGAGTAACCCAATTAATAGGAGAATAATATAAAAACCAGTTAAGATAGGTTGCATAGATTTCTCCGATAAAATCTTACAAGTAGTAAAATCATAATGTATATAGACTATACTATCATACCAACTATAATGTTGTAAAATTTAATACTAATATTCTGACATTTGACAAGATATCAAAATATGGTTAGAATATCTTTGTTAGGGATGATAGATAAGGTATAGATAATATTTAACTATTTTGTTTCTCTCCGCCGCAGTGCCGCACGTATGTTAATATCTGCATTTTCAACATCTCCAACGACGACGTGCCTTACAGATTGCCTTGTCTGGATCTTTTGAGCAATCAATGTTATGCATCTTCTGCTGCCCCGCTGAGCGGGCACAGAAGGACTTACGACGCTTTGATCTTTCGGGACCAGGATCTTTCTCAGTAACTGCTGTTTTGAGTTTTGAACCAGGATTTTCGCGACGATAAACATTAACTGCTTTTTGACTCATTCCATCAGTTTTATCAGACTTGTTTACCTTTTGCCAATCTTCTTCAAATTCAACTTGTTCTCTATATGATGGTAATCCTGCTGAACCAGTTTGAATCAATGGTTGCCCAGGAGTAAATTCAGATATTACATGATTAACAACTTTTGATCCAGGGTATATTTTTTGAAGTTCATCTGTTACTTCTTGACGACTTGGTAGTTTTGCTTGTGGGAAGAACATACGAATTGAATAATACTTTCCTCTCCAAGACAACGTAATAGCGACAATGTTTCCTGTTTGAGCTTGCAGTCTTGTTGCTTCCTCAATTTGAGACTTAAATCCCTTAATAGGTTCTGGTTCAATTAAATCAACAATTTCTGTAAAAGTATTGCCATCAACATCTTCAATGGTTACATCCTCTGCTTTCACACAATTTGGATATCTTTTTCCAAACATTGTTTTCATGCCCTTTTTCTTGTACCCAGGCCAGCATTTTTCATTTAAAAGTTCATCTAAAATTTTATCAACTAATTTTTGCTCCTTCATTTCTCCACTTGCAACGTAATCTGCTGCAGTATCAATATAATCTGCTGCCTTGGTAATTTTTGATTGAACCCAAGCTTCTAAATTTCCTTCACCTTTTCCGATTGACATTTTTAATTTTTTAACTGCATCTTCAATATTTTTTAGTTCTGATCTTGCCATGGAATATTCATGATCTTTTTTTTCTTCAAGAGTTGGACACACGTTAGATCCGTGTATTGGGCAAGTAGTTCCTTTCTTTGTATGATTACAAAACTTTTCTTCTGCTGCAGGTTTTCCAATCCCCACTTCGGTTGGTTTTACTGACTGCCCAGGAACATTAAATCCTTTTGGAAGTGGTTTACATTCTTTGTTTGTGTTGCACCAATACATACCTTTGCCACATAGTTCTTCACCAAGAATTATTTGTTCTATAGTTATTTTTTCTTCCGATTTAGTTCCCCAATTGTCAGCACCAACTTTACGGCACTTTACGAGTGCGCCAGATGCATACGCACTTGGCCAAACTCTATAACGTAATTTTACTTTATGATAGCAAGCATCTTTATTGCCACTGCCTTTACCTTTTTTATCTTTTGCTTCTTGTACGTTTATTTCTTCTTTCATTTTTTTTCTTGGAGAATCGGTAGAAACATAAGTTGGTTTTGCAGCCCCTGATTTTTCTTGTTGACCGGGATCTGCGATTTTTTTTCTTCTGGATGCCGACAATCTTTCTGCTTTTGTCATACTTGCCCTTTTAGAAGAAGAAACGCATTTTGGCGTTCCCTCTCCTGGTTCATCACTTGCACAAGTCCCACCAGTCACTACATTCACCCAACCAGGCTTTCCATCTTTTGATTTTGATTTTCCAAACCAATCACGAAGACCTTCCTCATTCATTTCTTTTGTTTTTTCTTTCATAGAGTTAATGAATTTTCTGTAAACTGCTGCTTCTGATGTTTTTCCAGATGCTCTTGCTCTTTGTTCCATTGCGATAGCTGCTTGAATTTTATGAGCGTGTGAACGACTTGATTTTTTTATTTTAGTTACTGATTGTTTTGCAGTCTCAACATCCTTAAATCCGAGCCCATGAATAGTGCCTTTTGGATTTTCATCCGTATAAAGATCAGAGTGTTTTTTTGATCCCGCAGGTTGTCCTGGTTTTCTTGAAATACGAGGATTGTTCATTCAACTGGTTTTGATTTAGTCTTCTCACCTTTTGCTCTTTTTTTTCTCGCGGCACAATGTGCTTTTTGAGAAAATCCTTTTGGATTTGAGCAATCAATACTTCTTTTATATTTATTGCTCCACTCTTCTTGAAACTCTTTATAAGTTTTCATTTATTTATGCGAGGGTAATGTTTGCTGATCTTAAAACTCCATCAGTTCCTCGTACTTTAATTCTTAAATTAGTGTTACTTATAAGTTCAAAACTCATTTGAGAATTATTTGGAGGTGTTGAAGTGGTTCCTAACCCAATGGTAGATATTCCTACAATTAAAGAATTTCCGACAACTTGGGAACTACCATTAACAAAAAGACTTGTACCAGAAGCACCTACTGCACCAACAGTTAATGTGTGCGAAGAGTTTGTTGTTCCTATTCCAGTGTTGCCACTTACAGATTGTCGATGAAGAGTAGAACCACTTACCGTCCAAAAGTTTAAATCTGATTGATGAGAGATAAACTGCAAAATATCATTTGCTCTGGCAGAAGTTGCGATGCCAACTGTTGTTGAGTTTATTTCTGTAAATTCTGATGAATCGAGTTTAATGCCATTGTAGAAAACATCTATTGAATTTGTATTTGCATCATATGCAGAAACTGTAAATGATGTCTGACCAGTAGATGCAGTTGCGTTTGTAACAGATCTCTTTGGAGTTGTGGCTGCTTTTGGTCGATATGTAATAATATCAACATCGTCACCATCAAAAGTCGATGATGATATACCTACGGTTGTTCCATTTGTTGCAGTATAATCAGATGATGCTAAACGAACTCCGTTTAAGAATACATCAAGATATCCAACTTCATAATTTACACTAAAACTTGTCTGCCCTCCTGTTGCAGTAAAACGAGTTTCATTTTTTTCAAATATCCCAGTTAACCCAGTAAAATCTAACTTGATTGTGCTTATTCCTGCAGAAGGAGTTGTAATTGAACTTACCGCAGATCCAATAAAGTTTAATGTAGTTACTCCCGATCCAATGTAAGTTCCAGTGCTCTGAACTCCAACACCAGCAATTACTCTTCCATCAAATGCTGTTATAATTCCTGTGTATATTGCATTTCCTATAACATGTAGTTTTGCAGTTGGATTTGTGCTTCCTATACCAAGATTATTAGAAACATAAGCACCACCTGTAACTTGAAGTGGTTGTGCTGCTGTACCAGTTGAGGTTGCTGTTCCAATAGAAACTGGACCATTTGTAAAATCAACTTCCGTGGTAAAAGTAGAAAAACCAGTTACATTTAAGTTTGTTGAATTTAATCTTGTAACAGTTCCAATTGTGCCAGTTAAGTTGGTTGTATCAAACCTTGTAACAGTTCCAATTGTTCCAGTAAGATTAGTTGTGTCTAATCTTGTAATTGTTCCTACACCAGCATTAATTTGACCACTAAACGTTGCTGCTGTAAGAATTCCAATTATACTTACATTGCCATTATATGAAATATGACCCGCACCATAAGATTCTGCCCAAGGATTAACTGCGCGTACCGTTGTAGCGATTCCTACGCCGCCAGTATCCTGCCTGACATACAAAGTTCCATCATAAGTGTTTAGAGCTAATTCGCCTAGTTCTAAATTTGCCAATGTTGGTCTCTTATCAGCAGTTGCTGATCTCTTTAACTTAATTTTTGAATCTGCCATTTTTAGTCGTTATGTAACGTCAAGTCGGAAGCGATATATATCGCTTTTTATTTATTAAAATTCTCCACCATCCTCTGCAATTGTGGAATCTTCTGCATCAACTGGTATCTCTACATTCATAATTTTTTCACTTAAATCAGAATCTAATTTTTTCTTTTTTCTACTGTTACTTTTTGGCAACACAATTTTTTCTTCCATTTGTGGAGGAGGAGGTGGAATAATTTTTTCTTTTACTTTTATGAGTTCTTCCGCAGCATCTCTCATACAATTCATTCCACCTTCTAAATCATGCATACGCTCATCCAGTTTCATTAAATAAGATATGCGATTTTCAATATTAATTACCTTTTGAGTAACATCAGTATGTTTTGAGATTACATCCTGATGATTTTGAATTAGAATTTTTTCAACACTAGTCCCTTCAAGTCTTGCTTGTTGATCTGCAATAATTTTTTCCAACTCCTTTATCTTTTCAGAGAAAAACATTAGTTTAGACTCTAACCCAATATTTAAATTTGCTATCTCTGAATATTTTTTTTGATATACTGCAATGCAAGTTTTAAGTTCAAGAATTTCATCTTCCATGGTCAAAAAATCAATCTAATCTATTTAGATTAGAAAGCACCAGCGTCAACAGTGATGTTTTCTAAAATTCTTGCAGTTCCATCATAACGAATTACATCAGTATCACCAGCAGCATCATTGACTTTTAAAGAACCAATTTTTAAATTGCCAACAACAGTTGCAGCACCAGAAACATTAACGTCAATGGCACTCATCAACCCATTAATGTTAACTCTGGCAGAAAATGTAGAAACTCCAGTTACATTAATTCCACCCGCACCAACAAGTAATCCACCACCGCCATAAGTTAAGTTTGCACTATCTTCAAGGGATCCAAAAATTCCTGCCAACACAACTCTGCCAGAAGTAAGATCTGAGACAGTTGCAGATGATAGAACTGTTTCTCCACCACTAATGTCAGCTCCACCATTAGCATCAATTGCACCAGTAAACGTCGAAACACCAGTAACGCTTAGGTTAGTTGCATTGATTCTTGTTACAGTTCCTATCGTGCCAACTAAGTTGGTAATAGTGCCACTAGTGCTGTTTAATGTTGTAATTGTACCAATAGTTCCAACAAGATTCGTAATAGTACCATTTGTATTATTCAGAGTAGTAATTGTAGCAGCAGTACCTGTTAGGTTTGTGATTGTGCCACTAGTGCTGTTTAGTGTTGTAATAGTAGCAGCAGTACCAGTTAAGTTAGTAATTGTACCACTAGTACTGTTTAATGTTGTAATTGTACCAATAGTTCCAACAAGATTCGTAGTGTTGAGTCTTGTAATTGTGCCAATAGTACCACTGAGATTAGTTGCAGTTACATTTGTAACGCTTAATGTTGCAATCGTTGCTGCACTTGAAACATTGACATCATCAAGTTCCGCTAATCCATCTACATGTAAATTTCTCCATTCTTGTGTTGGACGCCCAAGATCATAATTATCATCTGCACTTGGGGAGAAATTTTGATTTACTTCCCACGAGTCTGTTGCATTCCGCCAAAGTAGAGTATAATTATTATCTCCATATACTTCAATACCAGCACCATTTGCACCAGCATCTGATGGAGTGGATGTTGAAGCAATACCAACAATTTTGTCCTCAA